ATCCAAAATACGAAAGGTCGTATGGTTGGATACAAAGACCACAAACAGTATGGTGATAGTTCCATCTATGAGAACTCACCATCAGATCAAACCAAATTTTATCTTACACTAGGAGAACAATCATGAACGAAAACGCAGAACGCATCAACGGTTGGGCAGCAATGCTCGGAGTCATCGCAGCAATGGGTAGTTATGCAGTCACAGGTCAAATTATTCCAGGAGTATGGTAAATGTTAATCTTATCAGCAACAATGATCTTGGGATTTATCGTTTGGAGTTTATCCCAAGATGAAATTGATGATGATAATGATGGACCAGGTGGTGGTATGATGACACCTGTCTATCAAGCCTCTCCCACCTCTTGACATTTGTCTATATAGAGAGTAAAATTCATCACAGTTAAATTAATTTTATGACTTACAATGTTACTTTAATCTCTTCTGAAGAAACCAAAACCATTACATGTGAAGATGACCAGTACATTCTTGATGCCTGTGATGAGGCAGGATTAGATCTCCCCTATTCCTGCCGTGCTGGTGCTTGTTCTACGTGTGCTGGTAAGATTGTTTCTGGTACAGTAGATCAAAGTGATCAATCATTCTTGGATGATGATCAAATCGAAGCGGGATTTGTACTCACTTGTGTTGCATACCCAACTTCTGATGTTACAATTCAAGCTGAACAAGAAGAGAGTCTTTACTAATGATTGGAAAACTTGATCCAGAAGAACGTATTATGGAATCACCTACCATAAACGAACAGGTTGCCTTTCTTGCCCAAAAATATGGGTGGGAAGAAGGTGATAATATCGTAGTTGAAATGGCAGGAACTCAGGTTTCTGGTATCGATGTTGGTGAAGTCTATAACAAGAAATGGCAATCACCTATTGGTACTCGCAAGTACAATAAAGAAGCATTCATTGTTATCAAAAATCTCTCACGAGATCCTTTTGAGTCTTCTAAACCTATGGATAGAGAACACAAACCTCATCATTCATGTGAATCAGATAGTAAAACAAATGCCTAATCCAAACCAACTGTATGAAGACATGCAGAAGTTAGATGATCTGTATGAGGAATTACTCTGGGACCCAGATGATGAACTACAGTTCACACATGATGGAACCAAGATAATTGTCATCAATAAATCAAAGGATAAGTATAAATAACTACTCTTTGCATAATAAAAATGGCACTACTCGCAACTGTTGGAATACTGGTAGCTACATTTATTACTGCTGCAATGATGACACAATCGGGAGACGAGACGCAAGGATAATAAAAGTAACATTATCTTAATATCCACACAAAGGTAGGTAGAAACTGTTATAAAATAAGAAGGTTCTAACCAAATTCTTTTTCTTTCAAGTCTATGAAAAATTTGCACCAGACGTACGGCCACTACTTACATACCGACAAACTGCTTGATGATCATGATATTAATGAGCGAGTCTTGTCATATGGGTGGTTAGATGATGGTTCAAAGTTAATTGGTTACTACGTCTTGACAGAACACCACCGTTTGTCCTATAATCTAAAAGACCAGTTGATCAATAAAGTTTCTTCCGAAATGATTGCTGGTTCAACTACTTGACAGATTTAAAAAAATCTGTTAGTATAAATACTTAACCTTCTCCAAATATCAGAAGGTTATATTTAACGAGAGAACGTCGATCTCTCTTTCATCCGTGGGATACTCCACGAGACATATTTAAAGGAAATTAAAATGATCAAATCTGTATTCGCAGCCTCCGCTGCTCTGTTCGCATCCGCTGGTGCCGCTTTCGCTGGTCCCTACGTCAACGTTGAAGCTAACTCAGGATTCACTGGATCCAGCTACAATGGAACCGCAACTGACCTTCACGTTGGTTATGAAGGTGCTCTTGGTGAAAACGCTTCATACTACGTCCAAGGTGGTGCTACCGTCGTCTCTCCTGATGGTGGCGAGAGTGATACCGTTCCTTCTGGTAAGGCAGGTCTTGGTATCGGTTTGACCGAGGCACTGGGTGCTTATGGTGAAGTCTCCTTCGTTGGTAGTGGTGATGACAACATCGATCGCGGTTACGGAACGAAGTTGGGTCTTAAGTACAGCTTCTGATAAGTTGTAATATGATAGAGAGGGGTCATGACGACCCCTTTTTTTATGAAAAAATACTTCATAACATTCATAACAAATCCAGGAACGCTAACCTCCCTGACACTGCTGGGGATGATAGCACTGATAGGGGCACTGCATAACCATGCTCATTATAAAATGAATATGGATGCAGATAGTTACGTGAGACAGTGGTGTAGATCATCAGCAGAAAACAAAAAGACCTGCATCCGCTATGGTGGAGACATGGATTACTGATGAAAAAGAAATTAAAAAAAATTATAGAGAAGTATGAAAAAAGACTTGTAGATATCGAATTAGAAAATATGAAGATACTTGTTAGTCTTGCTAACTTAGAATCACGACTTGATAATCATGACCATAACGGGGATAGTTAACAACTATCCCTATTTTTTTATATATAATCAGGGAAGACAAATTTGTAAAAACAGATTAATAATATGCTATCAACTCAGTATCGCCTTCGATTAGAAGGTATCTGTAAAAAGATCGCCGATGGTGACGAGGTAAAACTAGATGACATGATCTGGGCAGAGAAACTTGCTAAGTCTCATACACTTGCTAGGGACTGGTTACAAAAGGCACGAAGACAATCTTCACAACAGATTGAGGAAGGTAGTACAGACGATTTTCTGAATAGGATGGGTTTAGGAGACCCCGATCCATCCAAACATAAGAAGGGGTTTACATCAGCTGATGATGTGTTAGAATGGTTTCAGCAAGACAAACCTGATGATTGGAGGCAACGTGACTAAGAAAGAATACAAACAATTACTGTTGGACCACTTCACAGAGAGGTTGGATAAACTCACAGCGAAGGAACTTAAAGAACTTGCTGCGAGACACACATGAAAGATTATGTTTGTGTGGAAACATGGGATCCTATCTTTGAGATGATACGGTATCATTGGGTACACAAATCAGAAAAGGATCCTGTGCAATTTGTAAAAAATCTCAACCCAGAGCAAGTAGTGTTATGAGCAGTAAAATGCTATTCCTAGTTGACATTGGTAATGGTAGATGTCTGAGTCACGATGGATACATTCAAATTGGTATTTTCTCTCATAGTGTAGAGAAACATCTTGAGTTATGTCCTGAACAAGAATGGCAAGTTACCTATTGGATGCCTGATCCATTCTGTATTAGATATCCAAGACCTAATTATCAGCATACAATGAAGGCGAATGAAGGTTCACCTAAGACTGATAATGCTACTGATAGTCGTCCTAGAGACTTCCCAGACCAAGCAACGAATAGACTTGAGAGAACATTATGAAGATGTGGGAGACAAAGTGCTCTGGGTGTGGTAAGATGACACCAGCAAATGAGTGTCCTCAAGTTGGATGTTACGTTCCATCTGAAACTAAATATAAAAATTCACTATGCAAACCCTGTTGGTTGAAAACAATTATGACAAAAACAAATTTACCTGACGTAGTTCTATATTCAAAGAATGAATGTCAGTGGTGTGATCGTGCTAAAATGTTATTGGATAGTCTTGAAATTAGATATTTGGAATATAAATTAGATACAGATTTCACACGTAATCAATTCAAACAGGAGTTTGGAGATCAAGCAACTTTTCCACAGGTAAATTTTGGTCAAACGCATGTTGGTGGATTTAAGGATACCCTGAATTACCTGAGAGAAAATAAAGCCATTTGACAAGTGGACGATATCGTAGTATAATTGATGTGAAATCAATCGCAGTCTTCTTCACTTGTCTCTAAATAAATATAGACCTATAGAGGGACAATTATTTTTCTCAGATTATTTGAACAATAACGGAGTAAACCAATGACGATAGCTGTTTATGTGTTCGTTGTTCTCGGAGCATTTCTCATGGGAACATTAACTTCTTGGATTGCCAAAGACTATATCGATGCCTTCATTGATAATGCTGCATATGCAAAGGCAATAACACATCCAGAAATGTTAAACCCAGATGGCACTGTCAACCAAGAGGAACTATTAACACTTAATTTCTTGTCAGAAGAAGACGACGAAGATTACGATGACCCTATGAATTAAGATCATGATTCTCGTTGATATGAATCAGTGCATGATCAGCAATTTGATGATGCAAATTAAAGTCGGTGACAAACTAGATGAAAAACTAGTCCGACATATGGTACTCAATTCCCTAAGATCTTACAACAGAAAATTTAGGGAAGAGTACGGAGATATGGTCCTTTGTTATGATAGTAAACACTATTGGCGCAAGGACTATTTTCCTTTCTATAAACAAAACAGAAAAAAAGACAGAGAAAAATCCAATCATGATTGGAATGCAATCTTTGAAGTTCTAAACAAAATTCGTGATGAAATCCGAAACAATTTTCCTTACATAGTAATGGAAGTAAGTGGTGCAGAAGCGGATGACATCATTAGTGCTTTATGTAAATACTCTTCTGATATCTCAGATGAGAAAATTTTAATTCTTTCTGGCGATAAAGACTTTATACAGTTGAAAAAGTTTCCTGTTGTAAGTCAATACAATCCATTACAAAAGAATTTTGTAAAAGATATCAATCCAATCGAATACATTGCAGAACACATCATCAAAGGTGATCGTTCTGATGGTATCCCTAACTTCCTTTCTTCTGATGATACTTTCGTTACCAATAAAAGGCAACGACCAATAAGTAAGAAGAATCTAGAGAAGTGGATTTATTCTAGTCCAACTGTTTTTTGTAACACTCAAGAAAAACTAGATAACTACTATAGAAATAAAATTCTTATTGATCTTGATTGTATACCAGAAGAATTGCGCCGAGAAATAGTAGATAAATTTAAAGTGTTAAATAGTAATGATAAAACAAAGTTATCGATTGACTACTTTGTCACAAACGATTTGACTTCACTCATGAATAACTTGGAGGATTTTTAAACATGGCTGATTTAGATAAAAACCAAATGCTTTTATCTGAAGTTCTACAGAAAGTATCTAATGCTAAAACCAAAGCACAAAAGATTAAAATTCTGAAAGACTTTCGTACTGACGCACTCGTTTCAATTTTAATTTGGAATTATGATACTAGTGTAAAGTCTATGATTCCCGAAGGAGAAGTTCCTTATAAGGTTAATGACGCTCCTATTGGTACAGAACATACAAGACTTATACAAGATTATCGTAAACTATTTCATTTTGTAAAAGGTGGAAATGATTCTTTGAATCGATCTACTCGTGAAAGAATGTTTATCCAAATGTTGGAAGGACTGAGTAGTGAAGAAGCACATCTTATCTGTTTAGTAAAGGATAAGAATTTACAGAAAAAATACAAGGTAACTAAAGCTTGTATTGATGAAGCTTATCCAGACATTGAATGGGGGAATCGCAGTTGAATAAAGGAGTTAGAGTTCTCCATAAAAAATGTAGTTCTGATCTTGCACATGATAGATCTCTGCCATATACGGCATATCTTGTAACATATGTAGAAGATGGAGAAACATTTTATGACATTAGTACTTGCAATAAACAAGTAGAGTTGTTTGATTTTTATTGGGACACTTATAAAAGTGATTTCAAATATTTTAATCAAACAGAAGGTAGAGTCAATCCTAGACTTTGGTCACCAAAGAAAGAGGGTTAAAAATGATGACACTTGATAGAGCTTTAGTAATGTTTTTTCGTAGAGTTGAGATCATAACATCCATGGAAATGGGTGGTAAGTTAGATTCAGAAACTGCTTACCAAATGATTAAAAACGAAATGAAGAAACTTAAAAAGTCTAGAAAGAAGATTAACAAAGCCTCCTAACGGGGGTTTTTTTCTTGACATAGAAAGCTCTTGGTGTTACAATTAAAACATGTTCGGAGAAATTTATGACGGTTAAACTTGTCTCCATCACACCTGATGCTGAGAAACACATGGGGTATGTTGCTAGGGTATCAAACCCAAACAACCAACCCAACCCAAATTATGCTGGTCTTCTAAAGTACTGCATCAAACATCAACACTGGTCAGTGTTTGAACAAGCATTCATAACACTTGAGATTGAGACGACTCGCGGTATCGCAGCTCAAATTTTACGACACCGTAGTTTTACATATCAGGAATTTTCACAACGGTATGCAGATGTAAGTCTGATTACTGATGAGATTCCTATCCCTGAACTTCGCCGTCAAGATACTAAAAATCGTCAGAACTCAACTGATGATCTTCCTCCTGGTATTATTGAAGATTACCGAGAGAAGATTAAGAAACATTTTGAAGATGCATCTGCTCTCTATCAAAGTCTCTTGGAAGTTGGCGTCGCCAAAGAGTGTGCTCGCTTCGTGCTGCCTCTCGCTTGTCCGACCCGTATCTACATGACAGGCAGTGTTAGGTCATGGATCCATTATATCGATCTGAGGTCCGCCCACGGTACTCAGAAGGAACACATGGACATTGCTCATGCATGTCGCGATATTTTTAAAGAAGTTTTACCCACAGTTTCTGAAGCACTTGAATGGTGAACCATGAACATTTTTGTTACTAGTCAAAGTCCATCTAAATCTGCACAAATTTTACCAGACAAACATGTTGTCAAAATGCCTCTTGAGTGTTGTCAGATGCTTTCGATTATATACTCATCATGGTATTACGATTGGGGTGAGATTCACAAGATCAATGGTGAACCTTATGCTACAAAGAAAGGTGCATTCCGTAACCACCCCTGCACTAAGTGGGCTGCAGAAAGTATATACAATACTGCATGGTTGATTGCACATGGTACTGCATTGTGCATGGAGTACAATCATAGATATAATAAAATTCATTCATGTAGTAAAGCATTGTTTGAATCAAAGAAAATTTTTCATAAGCAAACAAACAAAGCAATTGTTTGTCATCAAAAAGTAGAAAATTTTACAAGAGCAATGCCTGATGAATTTAAACTTGACACAAGCATTGACACTTTTACTGCTTACAAAATGTACATTAGCAGCAAACCTTGGGTTACATCTAATTATCTTCGTGACCCATCCAGAAAACCAGATTGGGTATAATTTATGAGACATATTTTGTTTACCCTGAAAGGTTGTAATATAGATCTAATGGAAGATCAAGATTACATGAGAATACTTTTGTTTCGAGCAGCAAAAGAATGCAACTCAACTCTCCTCGATTTAAAAGTTCATAAGTTTGAACCTCAAGGTCTTACTGGCATTGCGATGCTTGCCGAAAGTCACTTAAGCATTCATACTTGGCCGGAGAAAGGTATGGCAGTGTGTGATGCTTTTACATGTGGTGATCACACTAACCCACAAGCCGCAGTAGAATATATGAGAGATAAACTTGAATCTACTGATATGGTTTCTAAAATGTTTATCAGACCTTTAGACTAAATAAAACTACACTACTTGAAATTATGCCTACTTATCCTGTTATCAACAAAGTGACTGGGGAGACTCAAGAACTTCACATGACCATGAAAGATTATTGTGATTGGAAAGATAAAAATACTGACTGGGACAAAGATTGGTCTGCAGGGTGTGCAGGAGTTGCCGAAGTTGGCGAATGGAAGAACAAAGTTGATGGTGGATTCAAAGATGTTCTAACGAACATTAAGAATCATCATCCACATGCCACATTTGAAGTCTAGTTAAAATTATGACAAGAAAGAAAAAGTCTCTTGCTGGTACTAGTGCAAAGGTAATGCGTCGGAAGAAACCAATCAATTCTGATCAGCTTCTTGATATCCAACCGTTGACTCCAGCTCAAGATAAAGTTTTTGAAGATTGGAAAAGTGGTAAAAATCTTTGTCTCTTTGGTTGTGCTGGTACAGGTAAAACATTTGTTGCCTTATACTTAGCACTCAGGGATGTATTATCAGACAATACTCCATACGAGAAAATTTACATCGTTAGATCTCTTGTAGCAACTAGAGAAATTGGTTTCCTTCCTGGTGATCATGATGACAAAGCTGCTTTATATCAGATTCCTTATAAGAACATGGTTCAATACATGTTTGAAATGCCATCTGATCCAGACTTTGACATTCTGTATGATAAACTAAAAGAACAGGAAACTGTATCGTTCTGGTCTACAAGTTTTATACGTGGTACTACTCTAGATAATGCTATTGTTATCGTTGATGAAATGCAGAACTTGAATTTTCATGAACTTGATAGTATAATTACAAGGTGCGGTCAAGATACAAAAATTATTTTCTCTGGTGACGCCGTACAATCCGACCTTGTAAAAACTAATGAACGTAATGGTATTCTAAACTTTATGAGTATCGTTCAGAACATGGAAGAATTTGGTTGTACAGAATTCAACATTCAAGATATTGTTCGTTCAGGTTTAGTCCGAAGTTACTTGGTTGCAAAAATTAATGCAGGATTTTAATGTTTGAACATGTAACTATTGATTTACCTAATAGACTTAAACGTGAGCAGATTGATGGTAAAAGATATTATCGATTACCAAATGATGATGTTACTAAACTAGTATCTATCACAACAGTTACTAGTTTTCAGTCTAAAGAATCAATTGCGAAGTGGCGTCGTAGAGTAGGTGCTGAAGAAGCAAATAAAATCTCTAGTCGTGCAGCAAGTCGTGGGACTGACATGCACACATTAGTAGAATACTATTTAAAAAACGAAGACCTACCAGAGAAACAACCACTATCAGAGTTTATGTTCAAGTTTGCAAAACCTGAACTAGATAAACTTAATAAAATTCATGCTCTAGAAAAATCCCTATATAGTAAACAACTTGGTGTAGCAGGAACTGTTGATTGCATCGCAGAATACAACGGTGAACTAGCCATAGTTGACTTCAAGACTTCTAAAGAACCAAAACCTAGAGAATGGATTGATAGTTATTTCGTACAAGCAGCTGGTTATGCTTGTATGTTATACGAACTGACAGGCATTGCCGTCAAAAAACTTGTTATTATTATGTCATGTGAAAATGGAGAATGTAAAGTCTATGAAGAGTACGACAAGCAAAAGTATATTCGATTACTTATGCAGTACATCCGTAACTGGAAAGAGTCTAATGAGTAGACAAAAAAACGAATTGGAGAATTTACTTGAAGGTAGATTCTTAACTGCCCCAAAATTTTCTATGGAAATTGAGGAGATCGTTCGCGACTGTAAAGGTGAGTTAAATTACATTGAAGCAATCATTTGTTATTGTGATGAACATTCAATTGAATTGGAATCAGTAAACAAACTTATTTCCAAACCACTCAAAGAAAAAATCCGTGCCGATGCACAAAGATTAAATTGTATCAAGAGAACCACACGCGCTAAACTGCCGTTGTGACAGGGTTTGAAGTATACAAAACCTATCTAGCAATCAAACTACATTTTACAAAGGACAACTATAACTACTTTACTTTCCATGGAAAGTCTAGAGCATCTGAGTCGTCCTTTGAAAAAAGAAAAGACAGATACTTTTTCAAAAAACTTGCTACTAAGTTTGATCAAGAAACTATCTTACAGTTCTTTGTGTCTCATTTCGTAGAGAATAGCAACACTTGGATTGGAGATCTATCTGTCTATAACTCTTCCACATTTAATGCATGGAAGAAAAAAATTCAATCAATGACGTTTATGTTTGAAAATGACATAGACTATTTGATTGACATTACTAGTTTTGAAAAAATCTTTGATTGTAAATCTGGTAATCATCCTATCTTATTACAAGCATATCTTGGAGACAGGATAACATTAGAATCGATGGTGATACTAAACAATTTAGTTAAGTATATACCAGACTTCGATAAACATATTAAAGAACCAGTTATATGGCCTGATATTAGAAGAAAGGTAGTGAAATACGAACCGTTTCTTTTAGTAGATAAGACTAAATATAAGTGTATCCTCATAGAAAAATTAAATGGCATTCTTTGATGAAGTTCCCATTCGTGCTGAAGCAGCAGAACTCTTTGATTTATATCAAAGAATGATGCAAATCAGTATGGGTGGGTTATATAGTATGAAATTAAAACAAGAATACCTTGATAAATTAACTAGGATTATAGAACTACAAAAGATTATGTACTTCAGAGCAAAATATTCTGAGGAAGATGATGCATTTGAATTTATTCAACATTTAAAAAAATGTTCTACAATGTTAGGATATGATGGAGACATCGATGAAGTCTTCCTTTCTATGGAAGCGGACCTATTAAAAGCTCAACAAGCTTTGAACCAAAGCTCTTGACTCCTGGTCTATAATCTGTTATAATAATTTCGTTGGGCTGCACAGTATTGAGCGTAAGACCCAACACGTAAACCAAATACAAACAAATACGGAGAACCCAAATGTCCTTTTCTTCACTCAAGCGTGATTCAGGATCTGCTTTTGACAAACTAACCAAAGAACTTGAGAAAGTTGCATCGGGAGATAATGCATCTAAGAGAGATGATAATCTTTGGAAACCAGAAATGGACAAATCGAGTAACGGTTACGCAGTTATTCGTTTCCTACCTGCACCTGATGGAGAAGATATTCCATGGGCTAAATTGTTTAGTCATGCATTCCAAGGTCCAGGTGGATGGTATATTGAAAATTCATTGACTACTATTGGTAAGTCAGATCCAGTTGGTGATATGAATCGAGAACTGTGGAACAGTGGTCTGGATTCTGACAAAGCGATTGCACGTAAACAGAAACGTAAACTGTCTTACTACTCAAACATTTATGTTGTACAGGATCCTTTGCATCCAGAGAACGAAGGTAAAGTATTCCTTTACAAGTATGGTAAAAAAATCCACGATAAAATTGTGGAAGCAATGCAACCTGCATTTGCAGATGAAACCCCTATCAATCCTTTTGACTTCTGGAAAGGTGCTAACTTCAAACTGAAGATTCGTAAGGTTGATGGTTATTGGAACTATGATAAGTCTGAGTTTGATTCAGTCTCTACTCTTGGTGGGTATGATGACACTCAACTTGAGTCTATTTACAAGTCTCAATATTCTCTTTCTGAGTTAACTGCCGCTGATAAGTTTAAATCATATGAAGAACTTTCAAAACGTATGACTACTGTTTTGAAAACTAAGAAAGCTCCACGTATCGATCCTGAAACTGCCGAAGACGAAATGTTTGAAACTCCTAAGTTCAATACATCTTCTTCTGGTGGATTCAATGATCCAGATATTACTGGTAGTAATCAGGTTGTTCCCCAGATGAGTGCTGTAGAAAGTGAAGATGATGCAATGTCTTACTTTGCACGTCTCGCCGAAGAATGATAAATAGTTCTGTCGCTCTTTCGTGCGCGACACGCTACGAATAGGAATATCGCTTAAGAGAGGGGTTTAACCACCCCTCTTTTTTTATGTCCTAACAAAAGGTTCTGAAATTCTTAACCCATCATTATTAATTTGATACTCGGTATCATAAGCTAATAATGTTTCAAGTTCTTCTTCTAAAATTCCCAAGTATTTTTTATTTGGAATAACAATTTCTCTCTTATTTTCATTCTGGATGTATTCATACTCTCTATTAGTGACCGCTGTAAGACCCTGTGACGCCGTTACTGTATTGACTACTTGAGTGGTTACATTATTAGTTGTTGATGTTGTGTAGTACTCGAAAGACCAGTCTGGTAGATAGTTACTAACCTGTTGCGAAGCTGTTTCTGCATACTCAACAATAACTCCTTGTTC